CCCAGATGAACACAGCGGACTGTGGATAGCCAGGGAGGGTACGAACGGCGTTGCAGCCCTTCGGATTGAGCAGGTTCTGCTGAGCAGAGTTGAGGGGAATCTGAGCAGCCACAGCATCAGCCAGCTGGTACTTAACACCAGCAGGCGGGAACTGATAGCCTTCAGCGCGGTAGCGACGTACAGCCACGCCAGTCACATAGGGTGACGGAGGAATGTATTGGCCAGCGCCATTCTCGATCCAAGGACCATAGTAGGCAATGAATCCGAAGGGGTTGCCATAGCGCTGAGAGTCCTCAAGCAGGCGGTTGACGTTGTCAATGCCAGCTTCCACAAACACAGCTTGAGGGACACCGTTGAATCCAACGCCACGGAGAGCATTATCAATGATCTCAGTGGAGGTGATGGCATCAAAGCGCCAGAGGCTGCTCGGGGGGGCTTGCTCAGGCTGGAAGGTGAGTTCCACTTGAGACTGGTAGCAAGGCTGACTGAGAATGATTAAATCGCCACCAGCGGAAGCGGCGGGAACCACAACCCAGCTGTAGTTGGTGCCGTCGTAAGTCACGCCCACGCGGTCGCCCACAACCACGTTCTGCAGACCGTCGGGAGACAGACCGGCAACCACGGAGGTTACAGTAACGGTAAAGCCAGCACCACCGGGGAGACCGACAGGGGTCAGCACGTTGCCGACAGCGTAGCCAGATCCCAGGTCAACAATAGTTGCCGAAGTCACAGTGCCTCCGGCGCCGACAACAACTTTCAGGGTGCAACCGGTACCAGCACCCGCAGTTGCGATGGTGTAGGTTCCAGAGGTATATCCCGAACCAGGGGTGGTGATAGAAACAGAACCCACTTGATCGTTAGTGCCGCTTACAGTGAAGTAAACGCCGACGAGACGGCTCTGGAGGGCAACAAGGTCATTACCGGAGTCGCCAGTGACGATGCCGGCAGCGGGAGAGTAGGTGCCACTTACGGTTACGCTACCCAAGTTGGACACTGTTGCGGCATCCATGGTGAAGCCAACAAAGTTGAGGCCACTCAGAAGACCCAGATTTATGTCGGTAGCCTGGTAGCCGTTACCGCCACTGGTAATGGTAACGGAGGTTACAATGTTACCAGCGCCTACAACAACTGTTGCCAGGGCTCCCGTTCCGCTACCACCTGTCACAGGGACATTGAAGTAGGTGTTGGGAGCAGCTGCCACAGGGGCACCGCTGAGGTTTTGAACGGTCAGGAGAGGACCATTAGTGCCGGGGGTGGAGGCATCATAGTCTCCTCCCAGAATTGGGTCGATCGCAGGAACGAAGTAAGCCTCGGGCTGGAAGAACTGGTCCACAGTAGGAACGCAGTAAGCGTTCTCAATAACGGCGCTGGGCGACGTTGTCGGGTTTACCAGATTCAACTCAGGGAGGTACCCGCAGAGAGTGGAGGAAGTAAGGTCCTCACCGTAGGGAGTGATTTGATCTTCACCCAAGATAACAGCGTTGTTATTCAGGAAGATCGAGGCACCGGGGTTATTTACACCAGGTGCCGGAGCCACAGAAGCGTCTGCGGATTGGTTGAAGACTGAACTAGAATCAAACTCATATTTCCGAGCACGCAGCACAGGTAGAGTGATAAGTTCGGTCACATTAAGGGTAGTCAGACCGCCACCAAGAACGGAGGAGTAGAAAATGGTGGGGAGGGCTGTTACCGAATATCCGGCAGGAATCTGCAGGAAGGAGTTGACAGTGTAGTTGCCGAGGGAGTTTGCCAGAACAAAGGTGTTCTGATCGATGGCCTTCACCCAGTAAGCGTAGTTGGTCAGCTTGGTAGTCTGACTTACCAGGTTCTGGGATGCGGATCCGCTTGTAATCGCAATAGGTTGCGTGAAGTAAATCTTCTGACCATTGGACAGGCCGTGACCCACAGCGGTAAACACTGCGGCTCCGGCGAAAGTAGGATTAGTTCCACCGTAGGTGGCTACTTGTAGACTGGCATCGAAGATGGTACGAGAGACCCAGGTGAGACGGTAGGTCTCAGTGGCATTCTGAAGGGTGCCGGGCAGGTGCAGAGTGTTTACACCAGCGTTGGCTCCAGAGATGTTTTCAATCAGGTCCGAGGTTTGACCGTTAATGTCAACGGGCAGGTCCCAGTAAGGGTCAGGATAGGACACCAGAGCAGTGTTGCCACTAGGGGAGGAAATGTAGATAGCTCCGTTAGGGATTGTAGCTCCCATGTAAGCAGTTCCACCAGCTAAAACCACTTGGTTGTAGATGTTGGTGGCATCTACAGGGCTAAGTGCCAGATATACATTGTTCAGCGAGTAGTCGCTAGAGTTGGCCAGATCGTAAGGAGGAGCAATCAGGTATACTTGCTGATTGTTCAGATTTACCGGAGTAACGCTGGGGAACACGGCGGCGGACTGGAAGTCGTTGCCAACAGTGTTAGCGCCAGTCAGAGAAACTTCCTGAATAGGGAGGGTTACAGGCCAATATTGATCCGTGTCAAGGGGGAACACACCCTGAGCGCCGCTAGGGGCAGCGGTAATGGTGTACTGACCGGCATCGAGAAGGCCCACCTGAGTGGCATCAGCCACGATGTTCGCAGACTCGTTGATGGCAGTTTCGGCAGACTGACCGAACACCAGGGTTTGATACGACAGCTTGTTGTAGGAGATGTCGTTACCAGTCCACTCGTAAATGGCGTTATCAACCAAGTATTCCTGACCATTTACCAGATCAGAGGCAGCTTTGTGAGGAGTAAACTCCTCGTAAGCATTGATGTCAGTTACCAGGAAGGGGCCGGGATCAGCCAGGGCCATCCACTTGTAACTGTTGCTTTCGCAATGAGCCGCTGCTGCTGCGCCCACAAGGGCACGACCATCAGCATCGAACTGAGCGTAGGCGGTCGGGGTGATCAGGTATCCCTGGTCCTGTTGACCATCAAACGCAGTAGCAATGCACTGAGTGTAGTCCTGGGGCACACGCTCCAGGTTAGTTTGCTGACCTACAATATTTTCAACGTCGTAAGCATTCTGCATGAACACGAAGTTGCTGCCAATGGGCATTACTTCGGTCACTACTGCCACGTTGCCATCGAATGTGGTGGCAGCAAAAGTCACATAGCTGTTCTCGGAGTTGCTGGAGGGATCCAGGTCGTTCACCATGCCGAACTTACGGACATACACCGAGCTGCGAATGGCAGGGTTGGTCTCGATAGCTTCTGCAACGGTTTCTGCGATGGCAGCGGAGATCTTACGGTTGTTGGCTTCGTCGCCAGCAACGTAGTTCACAGGGATGGTAACGGGTACGCCGAGCCACTCGCCATTAGCGGTGTACCCGGTGGAGCCGTCTCCGGCAACCAACTTTAGACCGTTGATAATCATCTGCACATATACCACATTTCCAGCCAAAAGGGAGGAGGGCAGAGAGGTGCTGTTGATCTTGGTGGCGGATGGGAAGAATTCTACCTCCACGATTTGGTTGGGGGTGCCTACGCGCACAACGCGCAGGTCGCCAACTTGAGCGTTCTGGAAGAACTCGTTTACACAGTTATAGCTCAGGAGCGGAATACGTCCTTCGGGAACTGTGGAAGTACCTACACGAATCAGTTCCTTGTAATCATTCAAGGAAGTGATGGCGGTAGGAGAGTTGAAGGGGAACCGGGTGACCGGCACATCTTCGTCGGTCTCGACGAGCATGTAGACGGTGCTAAATTCCGCCAGGTCAGCGTTAGCTGCCCGACCCGCCTGCTCGTTAATGTATACGCCAGGAGCTCCCGGAGTTACTCCGGAAGTCCCGAGGGAAAAAGTTGCCATGTTTTTACAGGGAGAGCTCTACTTTTCAATCTCACTACCGGTAAGAGCGTTCACCGTTTAGGTCACCGTGGTGGCGAGATCTACTATAACGCTTTTACCCGTTTTGCTGTCCTGTAATGGCTTGAACACTGTCGAAGGTAATTCCGTTTAGTTCTTCGCGGTCGATTACACCTTGGAGCGTATATTTCTCAAGAGCAACATTATATTGCTCTGTTGTGTCAAAAGGGTATATAGTCGTAGCTTCCTCAGCCGGAGGCAAGCCGAATAGGAAATCCCCCTGAGAGAGTCCCCCAGGGGTTTGCCTTGTTGCTGTCGGAGTCAGGCGGATTTGCGCTCCGATGGGTGGTAACTCCGTAACCTTCCACTGCGGATTTTCCTCCAAGACTTCTCGATAGCTGAGAGAGTCAGTGAAATACAAATACCCGAGCTTACGGAAAGTGTGCTGTTGCTGGAAGGGGAAGGAGACTGTCATCAGATGCTTTTGCCAGCGCGAGCCATAAGGCGGGCACCGATCGAAGTGCCACGGTTAAGTTCGAAACCTTTGTCTTTCGCCACTTCTTCGGCTGCCTTTTCGAGGGCAACAGGATTGGAAGGTACGAAGACATTCTCTTCTACGGATCTTTTCGAGAGTTTCTCACGAACGTCCGTTTGAATCTTTTCGGCGGGTGTAGCTTCAGAGGGTGCTACAGGTTCTTCGGAAGGAGTCTCTACTTCAAGGTTGACGGGGGCGGAAGCTTCCTCGACCACGGGACTTTCGATGCGTCCCTCTTCGGGAGTTACCTGAACGTCGCTGGGAGCGGCAGGAGCGGCTTTGGAGCGGGTAGATCTGCGAGTCATGGTTAGCGTTTGCGAGAGAGGATGTTTTTCCAGGAGATGGGTACGATCTGGATAAGAGAGATGTCAGGTACTCCCATCCAGGGGCGAGCAACCATTTTGGACGTACCGAACTGTTGATACTTGCCGTAGTCGGTGCTCTTTACCGAGAAGACGTTACCTCGGGTGAAAATGTAAGCAGCATCTTGCATCAGTCCGGTTGCCCGGAGGATTGGTTCACCGGGGTAACGTTGTCCTTTCCAGTTGGCGTACTTGGGTGTTAGTCGTGCCCACGGACGTTTATAGGTTGGGTCAACTTGTTGTTTCCAGAACTGAGGGTGGTCGTCGAGAAGAACAGGCACCCACTCCTCTTTGGTGGGTTTCCACCAGTTGAGGTTGAGTGGAGTCAAGCCCTTGCCAGAGTTGTCGATTTTAAACCGAATCATTTTTTCTTTCTGGCAGCTTTTTTCATTTCTTTCTCTTGTTCCTCAGCGTGACGTTTAACAACGTCGATCATGGCATTGATTTTGCTCATGGGCTGAGACTCGAGCCAGTCGACCGAGGAATCCCATCGTTGTTTACAGAGATGGTAGGCAACT